GCGTATCGAGTGTCAATAGTTAGAGCAGCTTTTTTACTAAAATCACAGGAAACCCAAGATGCGGTCTCACCGATATCCGCTGTTAGTATTGTTCCTTGTGCTATTGCATTTCCATCTGGATATCCGGACTCATCCACGGCTTGCAATTCGCATCTAACATCTATAGTCCCAAAAGCACTTTTATAAATCTTTACTTTACAGGAATCCGCCGTGTAACTTCTTGTCGGAGTAAACGACTGAGCGAAATAGCGATTGTGAGGGAAAGGAGCATTGCCTTGATTATTATCACCAGTTGTTTTCCCATCGTAAGCTGTCCCGTAAGCGTTATCCCTTGTTAAACTTATCACCCATTTTCCTGTTGATAAATCTTGATACAAAATACCTGCAATATAATTTAGAACCTCGTCGACGAAATCTTCCATCGGTTCGACTTGATCCCAAAGCATTGACAATCCAAAACCTTCATCGTATAAAATATTCGCGGCTTCCTTAAAGGAATCTTCATCTATATCTGAAGCGTCCCATCCAAGTCCCCATTCGGGGGCGGTGAGACACTCGCGTATAATATGGATTGCATTCAAGTCATCGCCATCAACTTCTCTTGGCCTAATGACTGCTTTCTCTTTATACCATTGAGTTGAACCGTCTATTTGTTTACAAACTCTTTTGCATAAGAAACTCCAATGCTTCAAATAAGAACTTGTCCCAATATAAACTTGGTTCAGTACCACACCGAAGACGCCGCGATATGCTGGTATATCATCATCGATTCTTGCTTTAAGATATGTGTTTTGTGTTTGGTCCGGTTCGCCAAACATTATATCGACGTTTCCCCTTACTCCACCCTCAGATCTATTTCCCCCAAACAAACTATCATTCGAAATTGTTATTGTAGAATTCGGAGCATCGCCATCTTTCTTATAACATTTGAAAAGCATATCTAAAATGGTAGATGTTGATGCAGCCCATGTGACACCGGCATCTGTTGACAATTCAAGATTACCGCCCGTATAACCGCTATCATTTGATGCGTTCCAATATGCGTCATCTGATGATGAACTACTATCGGTTGCATGTAATACGATTGCGTATTTTGTTCCACTCTCTAAAATAATTGGAGCTGTGAATTCAAATTCTCTCCACTCTGCATCTGCAAGAGCAAATATAGTTGTAAGCGTATCTCCGTCTGTGGTTGCAACACATAAATCGTCACCAGTAGGATGACCATCAACATCTGTCGCACGAATACTACAAGTTAGGATTCCGGGAGTTTGACCAGAGTTTCTATACAACATCAATTCCACAGAATTCAAAGTGTACCTTGAAGTTGGAGTGAATGTTTGTGCTCGCCAGCCTTTGCCGGTTACGACGGTAGAAGTTGCGACTGTCGTGTTGCTATCCTTAGCAACATTCGATGCCGTCCATGCAACCTTTTCGCCACAACGAATTCTTTCGAGTCCGTCCATGTGAGCGTGTCCGGCTATCATGTGCATCCCTATACTGTATCGATAACCTATAACCTGCTTCTTTTTCTTACCACCGAAAAGTCCCATAGTAATTCCTTATCCCATTATTGGAGTAGATTTTAAGTGTCCATACCAAACCACATTCGGAGAGGCGATAAATCTTTTACCAAATAATACTTGAATCGCCCTGCCTTCTTCCGCCGTCGGGACATCAAATTGTTCAATGCCTATTGGAATTGGCTTCTTTTGCTGCTGTGGTTTTGGGGCCATCACTATCGCCAAAGTTACCATGATAGCGATGTAGATAATAAAATTTATCCAGGCGAGATTATATTCTGTAGCTATTTGCTTAGGATTTGCCAGCATGTGGATATACAACACAACTGCACAAAATTGTAGGATAATAAATTTTAGTTTTTCCATGATTACATCACCGGATCGCCTGAGAATGGATTCTTGTTAGGCAGATACGGAAAGCCTCCATAATTTAATTTGTTATCGAATTTGGTTTTGCAAGTTGCTTTAAGATGGTCACATCCAGCCCATGCTCTAAACGTGTCGCCTGCTGCCAAAGATAATACTGACCTTGCAATTTTTATTTCTGTTCCGGAATGATATACAATTTTCTGCAATACCTCATCATCATCAGTTTTGAATTTACCGCCAAGGAACCATCCATCAACTTTGCTGCTGAGAATAGTTGCATCTACGGTTGTGCCATCTACAGAATTAACCGTTCCATCCACATAGAAATCTGAATCATCTTCTGATATCATACATAACGGAGTATAGAGTGGAAGCGAACATATCCGCTGATATTTTCGCATCAGCCCGAAGCGTTTCATGCTTGTAGTTTTCAAGCTGCAAACTATTGATACGGTATCTGTTTTGAATTTTACGCCTCGTACAAATCCTGTCCAATAAATTACAAAAGAATTCTTGTGGTATCTATAAATAGTTATAGATACTATTCCTTCGACAGGTTGTGCTATCCATAATCTTGCGAATGGATTTGTCAATGGCACAGTGATTTCTAATTTTGTTTTCAAGGAGTTTGTGTCTAAACGTATCTTTCCTCTTTTGATTGTGATGGGTTCATAATTCTTTCCAAGATGTGAGACAATCTGGTCAGTACTGGTATAAGGCCAAAAAGTTGTATCTTGTTTATTGAACAAATATAATTCAATAGGTTCCCCATCTTGGGAGCTGGCTTCTAAATTCAAATAATTATCTATGGTCAGAACACCTGCTGCACTGGAGGCTGGAGCTATTATACCTTCCATTAATTGCCAAGCCATTATATAACCCTCGCGAATTTGGTATCACATACATTCTTGTCAGTCCATTCCCAATCTATTTCTACTTTATCGGATTCCAATCTGCACTTATCTACAAATCCTATACGACAATCCCCGGAGGAAAGTACATCAGAATATCCCAAGTCTGCATCAAAAGTTATTCGTTCTAAGGTTGCATGAAATGGAATGCCGACTGTTGCGATGCCGGTAATTTTCCTAATTATCAACTGCCCTGTTAACGGGAAGTAGAAACCAATATATGTTCTCATACTATTGAGGCCCATGTTGGAAGTGAGGTTTATTTTTTCAATGTCCACATAAGTTTGTCCACTGATGATTGTTCCTGACTGCACAAAGTCACTTCTAAATGTTGGTATAAGAATTGATTTTTGTTTCCCGTTTAAGGAATATAAAAACTTTCTAAAGTCCCAGCAAGCTGCTTTCGTATCGTTGTGAAATTTATGTGCTTGTGTGGTATAGTTGAAATCTGAATGATTTACAACTTCGAACGTTCCAGTTCCGTAATCCAATACTTTATTATTGGGATTACTTCCCTCGGCGTGAGTTCTTTCCATATACGTTGGAGCATTCAAAACCGGAAGTCCATCATAGTTTGCGGATGGTATCCATCCTGTCAAATTAGTATTGTCGTGGATTTTGAAGGTCATCGTTGCGGTTGCGATTTCTGTATTATATCTTTCCTTATTGGTGGACATCGTCATGTAAGCTTCTCTTACCGGCATGATATATTTCTTACCTGTAAAATTACTGAGTACTCCATAATTTTTATTCAAAGTCAACTGCTCTGGTCGAACTGTATCAATAACTACAACTTCGTATTCCGTACGAGATTTCCAAATTATGGCTTTTCCACCTGCCCTGAAATCCGCCTCAGTTGTATCTACTGTTATGCTATCATCGCGATAATTTATGTCGTCAGTATGTTCTATAAACTCTGTCCAAATAGGCACAAGCCATTTCAGTTTCAGCCAGCCATGAACTTGTGAATCCATCCAAGTATTCAATTTATCAGTGTCAAGTAAAATTTTATATCTGAAGAATTGTCTTGGAGATTGTCTTACTTTTATACGCTGTTCGGTTCCGTCGTGTGATTTTAACACATCCGTTTTCCATTCTAAGGTTTCAATTATGTTGGCTTGAGGCCTCCAGAATAAAGTTGTCGCCTCGAAATCAGGATACAAATCTATGGTATAAGTAATGAGCGAAGAAGCAGCCTCGATATTTCCAAAGAGCCTCCATATACAAGTTGCGTATCCTGCTGCTGAACTTACTGCGGAAACAACAGCTTTGAATTTCACAGCGTTTAGAATCAAGAAATCAGCAGTACCAGAAGCCCCGATGGACGAACCAGCCAATTGAGTTCCAACACTTAAAGATGCAGCAACATTGGAACTCGCAGCGATAGTTGCTGTTCCCAGTGGAATAGTTGCTTCATCATAAACAGTACCAGATGAGAAACTGGAAGCACTGACGGAACCAGCAAAAGTAGTTAGAACATTCACAAAAGCAGTAGCACCAGAAACAGCGGAGGCGGCTCCTTGCAACCTGAGTTCAGTAAATTCTAAAGAACCAGCTATATTTGATTCCGCAGTTGCCTCGCCAAGCAGAGAAGTATCTACGTTCAGGCTACCAACAGCACTTGAAACAGCCTCCGCTGAAGCATATAGGTTCCATCGTACGGTCATGTCGCCAGCCACATTAGAAGAGGCAGTTACAGAACCGCTTAATTCTATTTCAACTCCGGGAATAGTCAAGGATGCAGTTGCCGAGCTGGTTGCAATTACTGAACCGGCTAATTGAGTAAGAACACTGAGAGAACCGGATACGGAACTGGTCGCAATTATGACACTTCTTGCTGGAGTGCCAACACTTAGAGAACCGGCCACATCTGAAGAAGCTGTTGTAGAACCGGCCAACGGGGTGTCAATTTCTAAACTACCAGTAGTATTAGAAGCTGCCGTTAAGGAGCCAGCAAAATCAATTTCCCCGCCCTCGTCGCCATAAGCTTCTTGAGGAGGAGTAAAATTAGTTGTCCATCTTGCAACGTGGGATACTCTAAACTCTTCTATCCAACCTGCAAAGTGATAAGCTGGACCAGACTCGTATGCACCAATCCAAAGATCTGCACCTGAAAAAGTTAAATTGTTAGTGCTGACGGCGGTATTCACAGTTAGAGTCTTGGAATCACCGTCGATGAATATATATACATCAGTACCGTCACGAACAATAGCAATATGATAGTCAGTATCTGGAGCGGGATCCCAAGTGAATTTATAGCTGGC